TGACATGACAAACGCGAGTAAATCTGATAATACACATTTGGTGGACTCTAGTGCTTTAATTCCTATACGCTTAATTGCTTCCCAAAGCATCTTGAAAAAGTCTGAAAGACGTTCAAACCTAGATCTACTAAATTCTTCTCTAAAGTGTTGGTCCTCCGGGTCTGTTGGTGTATCTTCTGCATCTTCTGCTCTCTGGCGAGCTGCATCTTCTGCTTCTTCTGCGGCCTTTCTTTCCTCATCATTTGCGTAACAATCTCCAAAATGTTCATCGGGATGCGGTGTATCAAATTCTCTAAAATTAGGTGTATCAAAATTTTCTGGTTGTTGATCTTTAAAATAGTTATGACAGTTCGTATTGGTTGCTACATATAATCTATCTGCATATAAGTATTTAAATGTCTTACCGGAAACTTTAGTGAGTACGCTAAAACCACCAGCATTATATAAAAATCGTTCGGATGATGGATGTACTGCTGTCAAATGTTGCATTACATACGTTGATAATTTCCATTTCTGTTCTGTTCTAATTAATTCTATTAAAGGTACATAATTTCCTAGCTCACATTTAAATTTTAATTTACGTAACATTTTAAAAATTTTATCTGCTGCTTCTGATAAGTTATCGTCTCCTTGACCAAAGTTATCTCCAAGATCTATCCAAAATTGCGGTAATTTAACAATTGATGTGTTCATAAGTCTTTCTAATTGTTCCATTTCTACCCATGATACTTCTTTGGCGGTAACTAGTTGTTCTGCGGTAGATGAACCTGTTTGTTTCTGATAAATAATTGATTTCTGTTTCAAAAGCTGAAGGGTTTCTAATGCTAATTCATCTACAGTTACTAATTTTCCTCCTGTCTTAGTTGTATCTTTTACATAGTCTCTACCGTCTTGGTAAAAATAAAATTTTAAATGTGGGAAAGTTTTATCATCTAAATTCATAGGGACACCTGGCACTTTCTGACATCTAACAATTGAAAATCTACGCTGGAGGGCTGTTACATCCTTAATAGTTTTACTGGAAAGAGGGAAATGGTTACATGTTGAAACAATTAATTTAGATAGATATCTTCTTCCTTTATCTTCAAGAGCTGCCTGGTTAGTCAAAAATTCTGTTG